ACCGGATGGCCGCGCGCCCCCCCCTGGTGCCGTACACTCACGCGCGCCCCCCCCTGGTCCCGTTCTCGTACGCGCCCACTCATTGGTGTTTGGATAAGACGCTCCTTTTTTTGTAACTGCTTTAATTCAAATTAAAGCTTATTTCCTGTCTGACAATTTGAATTATTTTCTCGCGACGATGGACCATGTACTATCTCATAGACGTGGCAAAAAAAGGACCAAGCTGCTGAGTCTATTTGCGTTTACTGTTGAACCATTCATGTATATATTTGTGTTGGTGGATATGAATTTTTTTATCCTACTCAGCAGTGGATCACGTTTATATCGTTATAAACTATTATATTGTCCACCCCTTATAATCATTGGATAATGTATCCTTTGAGGAATAAACGTGGATCGTATTTTACTGCACGTCGATATTATCCACGTAATACATTTTCTAGGCGTCCATCTACTTCCAAGAAACAAGATGGGAAACGACGAGCTGTAAATACCAATAAGACGAATGACGAGCCGAAGATGTCAGCCCAACGCATACATGAGAATCAGTATGGGCCTGATTTTGTTATGGCCCATAATACTGCTATCTCGACCTTCATTAGTTACCCGGGCTTGGGTTCAACTTTACCCAACCGAAGCAGGTCCTATATTAAGTTGAAACAACTACGTTTCAAAGGGACCGTGAAGATTGAACGTGTTCAATCGGATCTGAACATGGATGGTTCTACCCCGAAGGTTGAAGGAGTCTTCTCCCTTGTTGTTGTTGTGGATCGTAAACCCCATGTTGGTCCTTCTGGCTGTCTACAATCATTTGACGAACTCTTTGGTGCAAGGATCCACAGCCATGGCAACCTCAACGTAACCTCTGCATTGAAAGATCGTTATTATATTCGACACGTTTGCAAACGTGTATTCTCAGTGGAGAAGGACACGTTGATGGTAGATGTGGAGGGATTCATTCCCCTCTCTAACAAGCGTTTCAATTGTTGGTCTACGTTCAAGGATCTTGATCGTGATTCATGCAAGGGTGTTTATGACAATATAAGCAAGAACGCCCTCTTAGTTTATTATTGTTGGATGTCGGATACGATGTCTACCGCATCTACCTTTGTATCGTTTGACCTTGATTATGTCGGTTGATCAATGAATAATGTTTAACCAAAGATGATTATCTTATTTGGACAGTGAAAAGATAACATTTATTTTAATGATTTGGCTTGAGAAGCCTGACAATTACTATTAATACATTCTTGGACAGTTGTCCTAACTAACTCGTTCAACTGGCCCATCGACATTGTTATGTTGGAACCCGCTCTTTGGGCCCCCACGATCGAAGCAGACTCTCCTGGGTCTAGAACGCTGGTTCCCAGCCTGTTTAGATGTCTATATGGATGGAGTTCGTTCTCCATCTCTGAGTCCGCGTCTGACGCGCCTGTACCTATTGTACTTCTAGAAGCCCACGACTCGCCAGGCCTAATCTCGATTGGGCCTCTTAGCCCAAGTCTTGACATTGATGCGCATCTTATGGGCTTCCTCTCCCATTTCCCATAGTCGACATGGGAGAAGTCCACGTCTTTGTCGGTGAACTGTTTGGACAGGATCTTGACTGTCGGTGCCCGGAATGGAATGTCGACCGAGTGTTTCGCCGTAGACAATTTCAGCTTGCCCTTGAACTTGGCAAAGTGGGTCCTTTGATGAACATTTGTATCGCAAACGCGATAGTACAATTTCCATGGAATTGGGTCTTTGAGTGAGAAGAACGAAGCCGAGAAATAGTGGAGATCTATGTTGCACCTGATCGGATAAGTCCAGGACGCCTGTAAGGACTCATTGTCCGTCATTCTTTTATCGTGGATCTCCACTATTACCGTCCCCGTGGCGTTGATCGGAACTTGTTGCCTGTATTCTATGACGCAGTGGTCTATCTTCATACAGCTACGACTGAGCCTAGCTGTCAACTGAGACGCCGTCGAAGGAAATTGCAGGATTATCTCAGTTAGGTCATGTGAAAGCTGGTACTCGTCCCGGTGAGACTCTATGTAGTTGAATGCGTTAGGAGGATTAACTAACTGAGAATCCATATGGAGAAATAAGGCCGCGCAGCGGAATCGATTGATGAAGATGAATCGGAAAAAAGATGACAGTCTAGCTCGTGAAGAACAGTATATACTATTCTGCAGAAGAAGAAAGAAATATATCTGGAAAACCCAGAAAATTGATGAAGATGTTGCTAGGCACTCTTTAAATCTCTCTCGAAGATGAATAGTTTTTCTGTGAAAGAGATAATTGCACTGTAAAATTATAATTCTGGGTTTTCTGGGTTTCTATTTGATGAACATATATAGGGAAAAGCAAATATTGTTAATGACTATGAATTGTGTTTGATAGTGTTTATATAGAAACCAGAGTGATGCAGTGGCATATTTGTAATATGAAGGGTGTTCCCCCAATTGATCTGGCTCCAAACTTATCTATGAATTGGGGGTACTGGGGGTACATTTATACTAGAACCCTCAATAGAACTCTCAATCGTGTGCATACACGTGGCGGCCATCCGCTATAATATT